CTTACCGCTTCGTGCGGATGAGCTTCATGCGGTCTACTTTTTGAATAATTCGATTCTGGCAATCTTTTGCCAGAGTGTCCTCCAAGCATTGTTATATGCTTTCTTGTCTACCTTGATTCCGATCGTTATAGCAAAGGCCGTCACGAATTCCCTGAGTAATTGTTCCTTTGCTCCGCCTCTTTTTGCCATTTTTTATTTCTCCTTCATCCCCTCGCGGCTTTCGCCAACACCCCGATGGGATCGTCGTAATGCTTCTTCGTGAGTTTCTTCACCGCGTTATCGCTTATCCCCATGAACTCTCTCTGCGGCTGCTTTCCCGTCCCCGTCGTGTGGATCTGAGCGAGCATGTCCGACTGCGCATTACTCCCGGGTTCGCCAACCGGGGCGACGAATACCGCGCCGTGCCGTGCGTCTATGACCTCGGTCTTGAGCGCATCGAGCATCGTCCCTGAGAGCTTCAAGTTCGGTCTCCCTGTCGCCGTCATTCCCTTCTTCCGCTCCGCGTACGCCTTCGAGTACGGCTTGAAGCTCCGGCCCATATAATCAAGCCCGCTCGAGGTCTTGATGAGGATGATGTCCTTGATATCCGCGACAATGCCCTCCATCGGCTTCGTGGAGGCAAGGAACGCCTCGATGGCGGCGAACTTCTGCTTAACCTCGGTGACGCCCGTAATCTTGATGCTCATAGGCCACCTTCCAGCTTCTTTATGAGCTTGCGGAGATAAGGTTCAACCTCGAACACGTCCATGCCGTAGATCTCCGGGGGAAGCTTCCCGTACTTCGCGTTCCACTCCTCCATGACCTCTTTCAGGCCCTGCTCCGAGGGCGAAATATCGATGACGCTCGGGATCTCCGTACCTTCCTCGCCTCTGAGCCTCACGAGCTCAGAGATCTCTGGTAGCTCGTCCATCGCATCGACCGGGACGAGGATGCAGTGGCAGTCGTCCTCGCAATACCGCGCGGAGCTCCCGGGAAGCCCCCATTCGGAGTCCGCCCATTCCTCATAGGTCATCGGTTCCTGATCGGCCGCATCAATGCAGATCGGGCAGGGATTCATCGAGCAGATGACGTTCTGGAGGAGCTCGCCTTCGGCCATCACTTGACCTCCTTCGTGTACGCCATGATATGGACGCGGTTGATGAGCCCTGCGACCTCGCGCTTGATGGCCTTATTGAGCGCCTCGCGCTCCATCGCCCACCGCGATAGCGGATTCTCACGCATGACCTTAATGGCCTCGGGGGTCATGCCGGCCGCCTTGTTCTCGGCCACGAATATCTTCATCTTCGCCGCGTACTGCTCCATCAGGAACCGGACCTTCACCCGGAAGACCTCGAGCTGAATGTTCTTACCGGCCATTGATGGACTCCCCGAGCTCCTTCCCGAGCTCCGCTGCTTCCCTGGCGCCCTCGAAGATATCCTGCGCAAGCGCGTCCGCATACTCGGCCGCGTAAGCCGTGCCGTCCTTTCCGAGGAGCCGTGCCTCGTCCATCAGTCTGAACTTGAGCCCGGCACGCTCCGCCATGCGGTTCTCGACCTTCTGGAGCTTGAGAATGTGGCCCTTGAGTTCGATCACGGGGCGCCCTCCCCTTGTCCCTGGCCCTGGGCGCCGGCGGCCTCGCCTGGCTTCTTCTTTGCACTCATGATGAAATCCAGGGCCTCGTCGAGCGACGGGTTCGCCTCCCGCGTCGCCTTGAGCTTATTCAGGTTCTCGAGGATCGCCGCCTCCGCCTTGTCGACGTCCGTGATGTCCGGGTTGAAGCGCTGATAGAACTGCCCGAGTCCGATGATGCCGCTCTTGAGCCGCTTGGCCTCGAGGTCGATCTCGTAAACGGGGTCTTCCGGGAACTCGATCTCGCCGAAGTCCACGGTGAATATCGCATTCTCCGGGATCTTCTCCCAGCCGAAGAAGCCCGCGTGGGCGTTGTTGACGATCCGGGTCTTCTCGAATAGCTCCGTCTCGAGGCGTCTGTAGGCCGGGGTCTGCTCCTGGCGCTGCTCGAGGAGCGCCATGTTCCTGATCTTGAGCGCCCTCCCCGACATCTCGCTCACGGACAGCGTCCACATGTCGGCCGATATCCCGTAGTTATTGATGATCATGTTGACATCGGCGGTAATGGATTCGACGAGTTTGTCGATCGCGACCTGAAGGTCGAGGGTGCCGATCTCCGAATCCTCGCCCCGCAGATGCAACATCGTCGATACGTCCGCCCGTTGTTTGTTCGGAACGTTCAGGTCGTCGGCGATGACGTAGATCTGCTTAAACGAGGCGCTCTTGAAATAGTAGTCCTTGAGCGTGAGCTTCCAGCCGAGGCCCACCGCAGCATTGTAGAGGTCGCGCCCCGAGTCCTGGTCCCAGAACGAATCCTCGGGGTGCTGACGATGCAAGACGACGGCGGGGATGACGAACGCCCCGCTTTTGTCGCGGTAAGGGTACGGCATGCCGCCCCCTGAGCCGTCCGGGCTATAGATCACCGATATGGTTCGGAAATAACCATCGAGGATCGCGTGGTTTCCGTTGACGTCCCAGTAAGCATAGCGAATGTTAGCCGAGGTCGGCGTATTGACCGAAGTCAACCGGTAGATCAGGGCGTCCATCTTTGAGGGATTGTCCGGGTCCTGGATGACCGTGCAGACGTTCGGCGTGATGAGGTCGTAGCAGATTCGGCCGTCGTGCACAGCGACCATGACGATGATGTCGTTCATGGCGTTCGTCAGGCGGTTCACCTTCCGCATCCGGGTGTCGATATCCGTCTCATCCTTGATGGTCTCATAGCGATCGCTCTGGACATCAAGGGTGCGTTGAGCGTCGGCCTTGTAGATCATCGAAATCTGATTCACGACACGCTTGAAGATATTCTGGCTCTGGTTGACGTGGTAATAAAGGTTCTCGTAATTCTCTTTGCAGAACAGCGTCTTGAGCGTATCCCTGATGATCTCCTCGTAATCGTCCGAGTAGATGCACAGACGGTTGTCGGCCTCTTCCTGGCGATCCTTCTCGGCGCGCCACTTCGCGGCCAGGACGCTATTGATGATGGTTTGGGGAACGATGGATTTAAACATATCATGCCACCCCGCACGAGGATTTCCGAACAGGGAACCGGTTGATGAAAAACTCGCCGAGTGCGTCTATCCAGTGGTCGCTTATGCCGTCCTTGAGCGGTAATTCGCTCTGGATGTCGCCCTTTGGGTCCGGGTATCGGTACATTTCGAATGCCTGGATGAGGTTCGTACAGCGCGGGGAGATTAAGAGCTTGTCGTTCCGGAGCCACTTCCGTATCTGGTTGACCCGGTCCTGGATGATGCCGGGGTACTTGTGCTTGTACCGGACCACCTCGTAGCTAAAGATCGCGCGGAGCTCGGAGACGGAAGATGTTCCGAGCGCTTCGTTCTTCGCGTCGCCCGCGGGGTCGCAGCCGATGAGCGTCGGGCGCGCAGGCGCGGCGGCGTCGATGATGTGCTTGCCGATGACAGGGATGGGCGTCTCGCGCCTCCCGAGTTCACTCCACACGAACACGTTCTCCTGGGCGTCGACGTTGATGAAAAGCACCGCGGTCGGGGCGCTCCACCCGAAGTCGACCCCGAGGCAATACTCCATCCCCGGGTTGAACTTGATGGGCTCCTTGGCTACGTGCCGCTCCCGGCTGAAGTCGGCGAATACTTGCCCTCCGAACGTCTCGAACGATGCCTCGTACTCCTGGCGGAATACGCGGGGGTCCATGTCACGGCGGGCCCGTTCGAGTTCTTCCGGCGGAATGGTCCCGGCTTCCGAGGTTTTGACATGCTTCGAGTACCAGTCGGCCGGGTTCTTTGCCGCCATGTTGAAAAGGTCGTAGAAGTGGTTGTAGCCCTTCGGCGTGCCTATGAACATAACTGGCGCTTTCATATCGGAAGTGGCCGGCTGAAGTACCTCCTCCCAGATTTCCTTTTTCATGATCGCGTACTCGTCGATGACGAGCCGGTTGAGTTTGACGCCACGCAAGGAATCCGGCTTATCCCCGCCTTTCAGTTGGATGACCGAACCTATCTTGAGCCGGATAAGCAGGTCCGACTCGACCACCTTGTCGATGAGTCCGTAACGGTAGAAGTCTTTGAAATTGAGTTTGAATATCTCCCAGGCGATGTCCTTCGCTGCCCCGTAGGTCGGCCCGACATACCAATTGACAGAATTGGGAACGGTAGCTGCGCCGACGGTCAAGTCGTCAGCGCCGAGGATGGTCTTCCCGCTCCTGCGGCCAGCCGGGATGACTTTGAACCGATGCTTATCGGCCTTGACAGCCTGTTGCCAGGGAAGCGGCTTGTAGGGCAGGCGGAGCGGGATGTATTTGGCGCGGTCGGCGGCTTCCATCATTTCTCCGGCTCCTGGTAGATGATCCTGTATATCGCCTCTGAGTGCTCGACCTGCATCTTCTCCCGCCATTTCTCCGGCTGCCGGTTCTTTAGCCAGAAGATCATGGCGGTCGTGTCGCCGCCCTTCGCCTTCTGATAGAGGCTCTGCGTGATCTGGAAGTCCGCCTTGAGCTTCCCCCTTTTTAGGGACTGCAAAAACGCGGGGTGTTTCTTCCAGTAATTCAGAGTTCGGGGGCTGATATCGAGAATGACGGCGATCTGCTCATCGATCAGCCCCATGCTGGCGACGACCTCCACCTTCTCGAGGTTGAGCTGGTCCCTCTTGAACGGGTGGTTGAGCTTCGCGACTTTAACTTTCATATCCGTGGCTTCCTGATTTTCGATTCAGATATGCCCGTGTATTCGGCGAACCGCTGGATTATGACGTCGCAGTACTTAGTATCGATCTCCATGAGGAAGGCATTGCGGCCAGCTTTCTCGGCCGCGATAAGGGTGGAGCCTGAGCCACCGAATAGGTCCAGGACGTTCTCGGCTTTCCTCGAAGAGCATTCCATCGCACGCACCGCAAGCTCCACGGGCTTCTCGGTCAGGTGGACCATGCTGGTCGGGTTGACCTTCTTGACCGACCAGACGTCCGTGGCGTTCGATGGGCCGAAGAACTTGTGGGCGGCCCCTTCGCGCCAGCCGTAGAAAC